TCTGCTATCCATCAGCGGAAGATTACTTTCCCTGAAGGACATATCACTCAGGAGTTAGAGATATTCGAGTATCAGTATACTTCGTTCGGAGTAAAGTATTCTGCACCTCCTGGTTTCCACGATGACTGCGTAATGGCTTTAGGCTTAGCTTGGCATCACTACGTTAGGAATCAAGCACAGGGTAGGTATTCGTTTGCTTGATTGCAGTTTGCAAACAAAGAACACAATATCCAAAATATCTATTTATTAGTATGACTTGGAAAGATGTAAATGTATTTCAATGGCAGCAGATTGTTAATCTGTTTACCAAAGAGAAAGACCTAAGTGAGTTAGACTTAGCGGTTAAGTCGGTAGGTATCATTACAGGTATGACTGAGTATCAGATAGACTCTCTCCCTATCTCAGAACTGAATCCGCTTCTTAAGTCTATCGATTTCATCCACGAAGAGATTAAGCCTCAACCTGCTAAGTATATCAAGATTAACGGAAGGAAGTACAAATGCATCTACGATGTTCGTAAGATTCCTGCTGCTCGTTATATTGAGAGTAAGCACTTCGCTACGGATGTAAACGGAAACCTGCATAAGATTGCAGCCTGTCTCGTTATGCCAATGAAGAAAACCATCTTCGGATGGAAGGTAGATAAATACGATGCGAGTAAGCACGAGGACTACGCACAGGATATGTTGGAAGCACCGATTACTAACGTACTTGGTTCTGTGGTTTTTTTTTGTCTCGTATACAGGAATTGGATAAAGGCTTCGAAGGATTATTTGGTAAAGGAGATGATGGAGAAGAAGATAACGAAGTATCAAGCAGAAATCCTGTATCAAGTTTTATGCGATACTATGGATGGATATATCAAGCCTCATTGGTGGCTGAGTTCGAGAGAATCCCGATGGAAGCGGTTTACGACTTACCTACGCTTCAATTCCTTAACGACCTTGCCTATCTCAAAGCGAAAAGCGAACACGAAAGATTAGAAATGAAGAGATGGCAAAGTCAATCAAACAGATAGAGGCTGAGGTTCTTGCTAAGTTAGATAGCATAGGAGTAAGTAGCAAAGGCTTTAATGAAGTTGATAGCTTTGGCGGTATTGAGGATATGATGATTCTCGCTGCTGCTAACTTCATCTTAAAGGTACAGGAGAATCTAAATCAGTCAGGAAGTATCGATACAGGTACTCTCGCATCTGAGATAGAAAAGGGAGAAGTAGTTAATTCAGGTGGAGTTTATTCTATTGAGGTAGGATATAAAGCAGGAAGCAAAGCATCTAAGTATTATGACTTCGTAAATAAAGGAGTAAGAGGAACAAGAAGTGGAGAGCCAAGCGATTCTCCTTATTCGTTTAGGAATGATAAGCCAGGTCTTAAAATGACTTCTGCTATCGCAGGATGGTATCGCAGACACTCAACCGCAGGTCGAAGGGAAACACAAAAAAAGAATCTTTCCTCAGTACAACGTAAGAGAAAAAAGCTATCTAAGATGGTAGATGCTAACAAGCGACTTCGTTCTCTTGCTTATGCAACTGCGGTAAATATTAAACGTAAAGGATTAAAGAAAACAGGGTTCTTTGATAAAGCGGTTCAGAGTACATTCGGACCAGAGTTTGTTAAAGCACTCGCTAAGATATCAGGAAAAGAAATTGCAATAAATCTAAGAAGCAATGGCAATAACAATAAATAGCACTCCGTATTACTATCAATCCTTTCACGAGGATTTGTGGTTTGTAGTGAGTTCGGATAATACTGCTGAGACAAACTTTAAGTATGTCTTTGATGTTTATGTTAATGGAAACTTGGTCTCACGAGTTAAGTCATTCCCTCAGCCATCAACAGGATATGGAGTTTTTAACGCAGCTAATATCGTTAGGAATTATTGGTCAAGCTATTTTTATCCTACAGGTTCAGCTTTCTCTTATGTCGGTTCTGACATCAGGATTAACTATGTTGTAAAGTACGGAGAAGAATACGGAGGAACTCTATACACGAATCTATCTGAAACAGATACAGATGCTTTTAACTACTATCCGAATCTGCTAAACGGATTAGGTGCATATACAGGAGATTGGTACGAGCAGAATTATACTTATAGGCTTTTGACTAATCGAGACCAATTGAATTTTACTACTCGTAGAACTAATGGTCAATGTTTTGTTAGCCTACTGAATACTTCTATCAATACTCCATTAAATTGGAATTTGGAAGTAACTCGATATGGTAATTTAACTCCAAGCACAGTTTCAGGTGGAAACGTATCAGTAAGCGATTATGCGATGATGGATTTATCTCCTGCATCTATAAATACATATCTTGGAAGTTCTTTTATCAATTCAAATACTGAATTTTATTTAATAGAATTCTACGAGAGTGGTGGCGACCAATTTCAAGTTAGAGTTAATATCATCTGTGAGCCTCGTTATACTACTATCCCTATTCATTTCTTGAATTCACTTGGTGGATATGATACGATGAACTTTTCACTCGTTAATAAGGAATCTCGTTCCTTTGAGCGTAAGAGTTTCGAGCAGATGGATTGGCAACTATCGGGAGATGTAATGAGTAGGACAGATAATTTTGGAAGGTTTAACGGAGGTTCTGTTCAGTTTGCTACTGCTCAAACAATAACATATAAGTTAACATCGGATTGGCTTAATCTTACTGAGTACAATTGGATTAAAGAACTTATAGGCAGTCCTGAAGTTTATATGCAGGATACTACTTATGGAGGATACATTCCTGTTAAGATTTCTACTTCATCTTGGACTGAGAAGAAGCGATACGCAGACAAAGTTTATAACTTGGAATTGGATATCGAGTTCGGAAGTAAAGCATATAGCCAATATCGATGAGAACTGAAATCTACATAGAGAAACAAAGGCTCGACCTGTATAAAGATATATCGGCAGAGTTTACCTATAACATTGATGATGTTAAGGATTTCTCTTCTCGTAATACTAACTTTTCTAAGACTATCATACTACCTGGCAATGCAACTAACAATAAGTTATTCGGACATATCTTCGAGTTTGGCTCATCAAACTTCTATAACCCTGCAGCAGATAACGTGGGTTACAACTTCAACGCAGCCAAGTCCGCTGCTTGTGTTGTATATGTAGATAAGATACAACTCTTCAAAGGAGTTATCAGATTGCTTGAGATAGTTATCGATAACGGAAGTATAGAGTATGAATGTGCAGTATTCGGAGAGTTAGGTGGATTTATTTCTGCTCTTGGAATTAATAAGTTAGAAGATTTAGATTTCTCTACATACGACCATACTTGGAATGAAACAAGTATAGAGGATTCGTGGGAAACAATTAATGGAAGTGGATACTATTATCCTCTTATTGATTATGGTCAAGTAAGTACGAATAAAAGTAGTTACGATATTAAAGCATTTAGACCTGCTCTATATGTTAGGGAATATGTAGATAAGTTAATTACAGATTCAGGATATACTTACGAAAGTTCTTTCTTTGATACTGCAGTATTTAGGAGGTTGATTATTCCTAATAACCAAAAGGATTTATCTGCGTATAACGTAAAGTATTTTGAATCCAATGTAGAAGCGAGATATGAAACTACCGATTACTATGCTGATGCTACAAGTGTTATTAAATTAGCATATCCAACTCCAACAATAAGTGGAAGTTTCGTAGCGAGTAATGGTAATACTCGATTTACATATACAGGAGCTGCTGCTCTTACAAAGAATGCAACTATTAGGCTTAATGGTTCTTATGAGCAGTACGCAGATATATTGTATTTTGCTTTAGTAAAGAATAATACTACTCAGGTAGCTATTTCTGATTCTGTAATAAATCTTTTCGATACTTTTGATTTTACGTTCTCTGGAACTATATCTTTTAACACTAACGACTATTTCGAAGTACAGGCTATTAGGCAGGATACAGGATTAGCTTATACTATTTGGATTAATAGCGGAGATATTCTTTTTACTACTGATGTATCTCAGAACGTACCTATCAACTACGGAGAAACAATTAACATAAACGGAACTATCCCTCGTGGTATCTTCCAAAAGGATTTCTTTGCTTCGATAGTAAAGATGTTCAACTTATACGTAACCGAAAGTACAGATAAGAGTAAGCATCTTATTATTACTCCATATATCGATTACTATGCTACATCTCCTACGTTCTTGCAGGTTAATGACCTTGAAGAAGAGTTATTGGTAGATGATGTTGATTTGCTTTTGCTTGAAGATGGTGCGGTTAATTATCTTAATTGGACTAATAAGATAGACAGGTCTAAGGCTTTCCGATTAAAACCAATGTCCGAACTTAACGGAAGATATTTTGAATACAAGTATAAGCAAGATAGCGATTTCTATAACGAGAACTACTTTAAGAAGTATGCTCAGGGTTATGGAGATTTCATCGAGGATACAGGATATGAATTTGCTCAGGATAAACAAACTGCTGAGATAATCTTCGCAGCTACTCCGCTTGTTGGATATGCGGAAGAAGATAAGGTAGTAAGTATAATCTTTAAGAAGTCTAATACTCAGAATACTGAATCTGAGGATAAGATGGATAGTGTTATCCGTATCCTTCAGGCTAAGAAGGTAACTGATGTTATTTCTTGGAGTATTCTTAATGGTGCTACTACTTTGTGGAGCGGAACTACCTATGGATATGCAGGACATTTGGATGACCCTGATAATCCTGCTGCTGATATTAACTTCGGTGCTCCTAAAGAAATCAATTTTACTTTAGCTACTCCTTATCCATCGGCTAACTTATTTAATGCATTCTGGAGTGATTACTTAGCAGAGATTAGCGATAAAGATTCTAAGTTGCTTTCCTGCTTTGTTCGATTGACTGATGCGGATATCTATTCTCTTGACTTCTCCAGATTGATTTGGATAGATGGCTCTCTATGGAGATTGAATAAAGTAGTCGATTACAATCCTATGACTAACGATACCACAAAGTGCGAATTTATTAAAGTAATCGAATTAACATACGCATAATGGCACAAGAGATAGTAGGTGTAAAAATACAAGTAGAAGGTAACGCAAGTGAATCAGTAGGCTCATTAAAGAAGCAACTTAGAGAGGCTCAGGCTGATGTACAAGCATTATCAGATAAGTTTGGTGCTACTTCTGAACAGGCTATCGCTGCAGCAAAAAGAGCAGGAGAATTAAAAGACCGAATCGGAGATGCTAAGGCTCTTACTGATGCTTTTAATCCAGATAGGAAATTTCAAGCATTTGCTTCTGCTTTACAAGGAGTAGTAGGTGGATTCTCAGCGGTTCAGGGTGCTTTAGGTTTAGTAGGTGTAGAATCTGACCAAGTACAAAAGACTTTACTTAAGGTTCAATCTGCTATGGCTCTATCTCAGGGATTGAACTCTGTCCTTGAGGCTCGTGATTCTTTTAAGAATCTCGGTGCAGTTATACAATCTACTACTATCTTTCAGAAGGCTAATAACTTAGCAACAATAGCAGCTACCGCTATCCAAAAAGCATTCGGAGTAGCAACAGTTGGTGTGGGTCGTGCATTTACGATTCTTAAAGGAGCAATCGCTGCTACAGGTATCGGTCTTCTTGTAGTTGGATTAACTTCTCTTATTGGAAAGATATCTTCTTGGATTGGTTCTACTGATTCAGCAAAACAAGCTAATGATAGATTAAATGAAGCTATTGACCAACAGAATAAACTATTTGAAAAGAATAGAAAGGCTCTACAGAACGCACGACAAGATGCTATAACTGAGGCTAAGATTAAAGGTGCTTCTGCCGAAGAGATATTTAAGATTAATCAGTTATATGGCAGTAAAGATATTGAACTTACCAAGCAGAACGCAGCAGATAAATTAAAAACCTTACAGGAATTTGAAAATAAGAATTTAGAGGTTTATTACGAAAATGGTCAAAAGAGAGTAAGAGGAGATGAAGCTCAGGTAGAACAATATAAGAAGTTATCTAAAGAACTTGAGGATGCTAATAATGTAAAGAATGATGCTATTCGTCAATCTGATGTAGATGCTCAGAATGAGCGTTTACGTATAGCTGATGAAGGAAGAGCAAAAGCAAAACAAGGCTCTGCTGAAGCTAAGCAATTAGCCGAAAAGCAAAAACAAGAAAGAGATAAGGAATTAGAAGAAGAGAAGCAGAGATTAAAAGAAATAGAAGAAGCTAATAAACAGGCTGATGAGCAGATAAGAAAATCTAAGCAAGAAAACTATCTGGCTTCTATTAAAGATGAAGATGAGAGAGCAAAGAAGAAACTTCAATTAGATTTAGAGAATAGGAATTTAGAGATAGAGGCTCTAAATATAGATAACTCTAAAAAGAGAGAGTTAAAGTTTCAAGCAGCTATAGATACTCAGAATCAACTTGATGCTCTTGATATTGAAATCAAAAAGAAACAGGAAGAAAAAGATAGAGAGTTTGTTGCTCAACAGAAGGAAGCATTAGATAAAAGTGTAGAGGATGCAAAGAAGGCTGCTGAGGCTAAGATGAAAATAGCCGAGCAAGAAGCTCAGTTTAGAAAGCAACAATTAACAGAGGTAGGAGATGCTCTTGGAAAACTTGGAGATATTGTAGGTAAAGAAACTGCAGCAGGTAAGGCTCTCGCTATCGCTCAGGCTTTGATTAATACTTATCAAGGTGCTACTGAAGCTCTGAAGCAGAAATCTACTTTACCTTCTCCATTCGACTTTGCAGCAAAAGCTATTAACGTAGCTGCTATTATTGCTTCAGGTATTAAAGCGGTAAAATCAATTACTGCAGTTAAAGTACCTGGAGGTGGAAGTGGTCAATCTGCTCCAACTACTTCTATTACTTCGGGAACAGGTGCTGCTCCTATATCTCCTGCATTACCTGTTCAGGCTACTTTAACTCAATTGAATCAAGGTTCTATTAATCAACTTGGCTCTGCTACAAATCGTGCTTATGTGGTAGAAACAGATATTACAAACTCTCAAGAAAGAATTAAACGTATCAATCGTGCTGCACGATTAAATTAAAATCTATTTAAGTATATGGAAAAGCAATTACCAATTTATAGGCTCGACATAATGGAGGACGAAGATTCTAACGTAGAAGTGGATTTCGTTGCTCTCGTAGATAGACCTGCCATTGAACGGAGTTTCTTAGCATTCGCAGATTCTTATAGCGACTATCCTGATTCTGTAAAGAACAACGCAAAGGCGGTTCTTAAATATGCAGAAGAGAACGGATGGGGTTCGTGCGGTACTGAGGTAGGTAAGATTCGTGCTAATCAGTTAGCTAAAGGAGAGCCTATCTCGTTAGAAACTATTAAGCGGATGTACTCTTATCTAAGTCGCCACGAGGCTGACCTTGAGGCTTCTAAAGGCTATGGAGATGGATGCGGTAAGTTGATGTACGATGCGTGGGGAGGCAAATCTGCTTTAAGTTGGGCGAAGTCAAAAATCAATCAAGCCGAAAAGATGAGTTTCGCTATCCAAGATGAGGAAGAGCGTATTATTTCTGGACCTTTGATGTTGGCTGATACTCCTATTTACCGCTACGATGCTAACGGAGAGTATTATGTAGTGTTTACTAAGGATACAATTAAGAAGATTGCTCAGAAGTATTTCAAGAAAGGCTATCAATCTAACGTAAATCTGATGCACGATAACGGACAGGTAGTAGATGGAGTTACTATGTTCGAGAGTTGGATAGTAGATGAGAAGCGAGGAATTAAGCCTATGAATGGCTACGAGGATGTAAAGGATGGTTCGTGGTTCGGTTCTTTCAAAGTAGAGAATGATGATGTGTGGAATATGGTCAAAGAAGGTAAGGTCAAAGGATTCTCGGTAGAGGGTATCTTTAATTACAAGTCAAGTGGAATAAGTAATCCACAAAAGATGATGGAGGATATTATTTCTATCCTTAATCAGGTATCTTCGTAATCTCATAGTGTTTAGTTTTTTTGGTTAATCGGGGAGGTGTTTCTACACTTCCCCTTTTTTCTATGTGGTCATTTGTGTATAAGCCAACTATTTATGATTAAATTATTGTATGACCCCATTAGAAGCACTCTTGCAAATCAAACAGATGTTCGCTGAGATGCCTCCTGTTGCTCCTTCGGAAGCACCTGTGGAAGCACCAATGGAACCTGTTGCTCCTGAGTACAAAGAATATGTACTCAAAAGTGGAGCTAAAGTTAAGATTGATAAATTGGAAGTCGGCGGTAAGGTTATGTTGGTAGATGATATGGGGAATGAATCTCCTGCTCCTGCTGGCGAACACGAACTTGCTGATGGTACTATTATCACTCTTGATGAGAATTCAGTTATCTTAGAAATTGCATCTCCTGTTGAAGAAACTCCTGAAGAAGAGCCTCAAGTAGATATGGCTGCTCAGAAGATTGCTGAACTGGAAGCACAAATCGAAGAACTGAAAAAAAATAAGAAAGGTCAGGAAGTTAAGATGGCTGAAGTAGAAGCTAAATTTTCTCAGGCTATCAAAGAACTTTCTGATGTCGTTATCGGTCTTATCAACACTCCTTCTGCCGAAGCTACTGAGAAACCTAAGCAAGTATTCAATAAGGTCGTTCCGAGTAAAGATTCTCGTATCGATTCTTTCTTGAGTAAATATGCTCGTAATTAATTATTAAAATCTAAAATCAATAACAATGGCTTTTGACGTTTCTGCACTCGCAAACTATACCAAAGAGAACGAAGCACTCTTGGTAACTTCTTCCGTATTGGGAAGTAAAACTGCTTCTTTGATTAAATCTCAAGGTAATGTAATGGTAGGTGTCAAGTCCGCCGAGACCATCAACATTATGGATACTGACGCTATCTTCCAAAGCGGAAGTTCTTGCGGTTTTAATGCATCGGGTTCTACTACTTTTACTCAACGTACTGTTACTGTTGGTAAGATTAAAGTAAACGAAGCTCTGTGTCCTAAAGACCTCGAAGCTAAGTATCTGCAAAAGGCTCTTCCTGAAGGAAGCCGTTACGATTCTATCGCTTTTGCTGCTGACTACACAGATAAGAAATCTGCTCGTATCGCTGCTCAACTTGAGACTGCTCTGTGGCAAGGTGCTACAGGTTCTGCTAACGTAAACCTGAATAAGATTCAAGGTTTGGTAGCTCTGATTGGTTCAGGTGCTGTTGAATCTAACAACACTACTTATTATGGTACTCCTGCAACTTCTATCACTACTGCTAACGTACGTGACATCTTCGATGCTCTGTACAAAGCTATCCCTGCTCAAGTTGTTGCTAAAGATGATATGACTCTCTTCTGCGGTCAGGATGTATTCCGCCTTTATACTATCGCTTTGAAAAATGCGAATATGTATAACTACGCATTCGATGGTAAAGCTGATAGCGAGTTCTTCCTGCCAGGTACT